TCCTGTATACGCAAAAGTTGTAGTATACATATTCTGGGTATCATAAAGTTGGTCGAGAAAAATGTTCGCATCCCAATTAACTGCACCTGGGGCAGCTACTGTGAAAGTTTGATAAACTTTATGGACGACACTAGGTGTCATGATTCTATCTGGATATCCAGCATTCTCTCGAACGCAGTCTCCGAAAGGATCAATACACGTCTCAAACCACTCTCCTCCTTCTCTGGTCACTCCATGCTCTTTTAGTATAGTCTTTAAACGCTTCTCCGCTTTAGCAGCTTTGTCCATTCTCCTCTGAATAAACAAATACTTTCTTGCTGCCTTCGCTTGAGGACTTTGATTAACGAGCTATAGGCGAAGCTCTGTTCTTCCCTAACACCTGGGGCATCCGCGGGGCGGGTTAGTAGTACTCAAATGTTTGTGCGTTACGCCACACCTTATACGGTCGGTGGGCAGGTACTACAAATTTGAACCGCTTATTTACATTATTCTCTACAGTGACAGCTACTCCGTATGTGCTGTAAAAATGTCTTTGATGTTCGTTAGTCCACAGAGAGAATTGCGGTATATACATCGGTGCTAAATCACATTTGTTGTCCAAGTAGCTTTCAATATCTAATTGATTTTGCACTGAAATTCCATATTTCTGAGCTACCAAATATCTAGTGGACATATGTACAATTTTTGATGAAATATTCTTATCTAAATAGGCTGCAAACATTTCTGTATATAATTCTTTCTCGTACTGGTTGGCAGCGGCTTTGAGTTTATTCATAGTTTTGATCAATTTAGCCTGATGAATATGGTCTGTAACCCTCAGACCATATAGAGCTAGGTTACGTAATATGGGGCAACCTGGATAAGAATAGAGCATGGATAAAGCTTTACATCTCAACAACGCTAATTTGGTGTGTTGATTAGCATAAATATATTTTTGTCCAGCATATGCAAATGACATTAGAGCCTCCACAGGGTCTGTCACATTATCATTTGCATCAGGATGAAATATTATACCGCAAAAAGATGCTTCACTTATATCAGCAGGTTTCTCTATTTTAATCATGGCTCCTAAATCTAAATAGTGTTGTGCTCTTGGTAATAAAAGATCTACTCCTACTATTCCGTCGTCGCCTTCAAAATATCCATCATAATATTTATTCCCTAATTCTTCACATATAAAGAAGGTTATTATGATATTCATTAGTCCGTTACCTTCACTTGTGTTCATTTCACCACTCATTCTTTTACCATCAACTTGATAACTAAAGAATTGACCATCAATACAATTGGTTTTTCGTAAGCATTCTATCAGTCTCATAATTCTCGTTTTATTCGGATTATTCTCTAAGAACCAAGAATAAACAAAATGTTCTACTTTCATTAATAAAGGAACAAAAGTTGCTTCAAATTTAGAAAAATCTGTACAAAATAAGAAGTTAAAATTCTGTAAATTCTTAATAACTTCAGGACGATCTGCAACTGGCACCTTCTTTATAAAGTGCGGATTAGCAAAAAGTATTTCTCCAAATTTCCGGAAAAATGGTCCTAAAAGACACTTAATCTCATCAGAACGTGAGCATATATGTCTATGGAATTTGTATTCAGTGTAACATTCATCTTTGATGAACATTTTAACTCTTAAATACTTTTGCAATTTTGCTGATCTTGCTTTTGGGTCCTTTTCATAAAAATAATCCTCATAAAGTGTTCGTAATTCCTCTTTTCGATATGCTTCATATGGTGTCTTATCTAACCACTCATAAAAATCAAACTGTTCGGTATTGTCAAATTTCTTTCCATTAAAATGTTTTTCCAAAAATCTGATTACAAATCTTTTTAATCGACGCAGTGTCGCGCGGTTTATTGGGGGCATAGCTGAAG